CACCACCAATCAATCTTGCTTTAAAATCTTCTAGTGTTCTAGAACTAAAACTGGGGGTATTTGAGAATGACATTTGTTTTTACCTCGACGGGGATTGATGTTTTAATTGATGATTAAACGGTTCCAACAACCTCTTCAAAACTAACACCAGTTCTGTTAGCTACGAAGGTTAGACCAATAAAGTTAATTGATCTTGCTGGTTTGATGAAGATATCAGCTTTAAATTGATTTGCATCAATAACAGTCGGAGTGTTATTTGATTCATCACATACTACAAGAAAATCTGCAATTCCTCTCTTGGCTTTAACATCACGTAAATAAGGTTCCACAATATTAAGGAAGTTTGTTCTAGTTATAACGTCATTAAATTCAAATAATTGAGCTCTAGCAGCTCTAGAGATAGTAGCCTCGACAGTCAAGAATAATCTTCTAACGTTGATTCTATCAAACGCCGATGAATAAGATAGTCCAGTTTTATCGCCAAAGAGGATTATTCCGGATCCAGGGGAGAAAATAACGGGATTAATTCTCTTTGGATAAAGAAGATCTCTTTGTGACTGTGATGGATTGTATGCCAATTTAATTGCATTATTAATAGCTCCTCTAGCTGATCCAGCGGGAGAGAACCAAGGATAGTTGTTAATTGATGTTCTGCACATTAATCCGGCAATATCACCACTCAAAGGAACATATCGAAAGGTATTATTGAATCTATCAAACATATACTTGTACCCACTATCAAATACTACATATGAACTAGATGATAATGAATTAAAGAAACTAATAATATTGGAAGTTTGTGTACCACTGTTGGGAACATTAACTACTCCACCTCTAAATGGTGAAACTGTAACTACACAATCTTTCCTTTCTTCCGCTATTGCTATCAAAGAATTTGCTTTAGCTTGAGCATCTAGAATATTATTTCCTCCACTAGGACCATTTATAATAAAGTTAATGTCATATTCTGCAGGGTTTCTGACCAATTCATAGGATTCTATTACATTAGATAATGTAACACTCATTCCCCCTTCTGCAGAAGAATAGTCATATCCATTTAACAATGTATAAGTTTTTTGACCCACACATCCAAAATTTGTAGATGTGATATTTTGATTCCAAGTTAGAAGGGCCCCGGATTTTGGAGTATATCCCTCTAATGTAGTAAAACTAGTTGCAGTCAATGCATCAACTTCTCCTGCAAATACATTAGAAGAATTATTTGCAATATAAGTTTTATAGTGAATGCTTTCAGATGGATTGATTCTAGCGTCCAGTCCTTTTGAAACATTGGTAAATTTTTCTAAAATATTACCAGAAACTCCACTTACAGATCCATTATCATCTACAACTACAATATGAAGTTCATCGTTTTTACCATTTCGTTCACTAGCATATTGAGATGTAGAAGGTTTTGGAGCTATAGACTTCCAAAAAATAGTAGAATTACTAAGACCTAAAGTTTGTTGATCATACCAATCGCCCAGCTGGATATCACCTGTTGCTAATAAACCTTCTCCTACTGGATTATTATTTGTCGTACCATCAGTTGCACCTCTACTAAAAGTTCCAATCAGAGTGGTTGATGCAAAAGAAACCGGAGAAGCGGATGATACTATAATTTGGTTAGTATTAATTCCAACAATTCTTGAAGTAAAATCTCCATTTAAAGTTGTAACTAAATCTCCTACAGCCGGCACTCCACCGACAGTACTATCAGAAAGAGTTATCACAGTAGAACCTACGCCAACTGAGGCAGATTGGATGAATCTAAATTTTTCTAAAGAAGTTGCAGTTCCAACACTGTTGAATGCTTGGAAAAATACCGGATTGATGTTTGTTGGTTGTGGAAATTGAGTGATTGGATTGGAGGAATACTCAACAACTTGACTGGTATTTGTATCATAAGCAAAGTTGCTTATAATTTTAACATCTATACTCTCATTATTGACCTTTGTTATGATTCCTTTAATGTATCCACTAAATGATGTAACAACTCCTGCAGTAGTAACATATTCAACATTATTTAATCCACAAGTAAGAGCCATTCCAACGGTAAGACCAAAAGTACCCAGACCAATTCTTTGATCCGCGAGAGAATCAATAACACACACTTTTAGTCCATTTCCCCAAGATCCTGGGTTCTTTGCGGCCCAAGTCCATCCCGTTGCATTTTGATAGTTATTATTATATTCTTCTTCATTTTCAATTTTTAAAGCCACCGGACTTGAAGTAGGTGCGTGGGAATTTACTAGATTAGATGAATCGGATCTAATTACTCGCAAAACTCCACCATAAGATAAGTAGGACGAAGCTGACATCCAATATTCATATTGACCATCGTTATTAACTGGCTTCCCAAAGGTCTCTAACAGTTGCTTTTCGGTTTCTACTAAAAGAGGAACTCCCACTGGACCCCGTACAAATGGGCCAGCAATAACTCCTACTTGATCATTAACTGCGTCGATCCTTCCTACAGTTAAATCGACCTCTCTTACTTTAACGCCTGGCGATACTAAGTTTAGCGACATTTTTTTCCCTCTAGAGAAGCTTCAACTTTACTAAATGTATTTATAAATTGGTAACTCTATATTGGGGAAACAATCAATGAACACTCTACCAATCTGGATATTCCCAAATGTGGTTATGAGGTATACTTTTGCGACTCTCAGTAATTCTCTGTATGGTACATAATTTGCATTCATATGAATATGCAGAGGGTATGTTACCTCTATCTTTACGAGTTAAGTAAAATCCATCTATCAGATCTTTGACTTCATTGCAACGTCTACATTTTCTTTCAGTAAGATATAAGTGTTCTAACTCCATTTACTTATAGTCCCACATATACTGCATATCGCCATATTCATCTACATGCCATCTATCCCCACTTTCATCAACAAAACTTTCACCAACATCTAACCCATCAGAAATAAATCCAAATGGAGCCATATCCTGTTCTATTTGATTTTTTTGTTCATCATAAATTCTTTTACGAACATCATTGTCCGTCATCTCTTTGAAATATGGTTGACATACTAACCAAGAAAAAATAACCAAACACATTGCTAGATCGTCATTGCATCCAGCCTCAGCTTCAAATGAATTTGATTTTTGAATAAAGGTAGTCAATTCACTAATAACTTCATAATCTTTAATTATTAATTTATCATCCTCAATCAATGTCTTGAGATTCATACATCCAATCTTTTTGACATTTTTTGACATTTTCACTCCCATTTGAGATTTTTTGCCAGAAAATCCTTGACCTACTAGTTGACCAGCCCTACCTCGCATTGCACACATGAGAATATTGTCATATTCTAAATCGAAGTGGAGAATTTGACCTACTTGTTCTCCAATGTCATTTACTTCTATTAATACATATGCTTTATTATACGCAACTGCCAAGTCTTTAATAATACTTGGAAACAACATTGGTTTGATTTGATTATTTCTGTATTTGCCAATCAATCTATATGGAAATGTTGTAGTATCGCAGATAGCAAATGCAGAATAATCTTTCTCAACTCCACGAGCCACATCTACAGTAATTACATAATTGTGATCTTTTTGTGGTTCTTCATATATGTCCAATCCTGCACTGCGTTTAATTGGATCAGCATATACCAAAGTTGCGAGTTTTGATGAAGATATGAGAGTATCTACTGATCCCAAGAACTCACAAAGGTGTTCTGCTCTAAATTGTTGCTCACTGGTGTTTGCAATTGTTTGTGTCTTCCATACTTCATCTCTACCAGGTACTTCACTCCAATGAACTTCAGTAGCAATAAACTCACTTTTATTTCTTTCTGCATCGTGCCACATACGATAAAAGTGATTCATACCCTTTGGAGTGGATACAATAATTACTTTCGTTGACTTACCAGATGAAATTGTGGGATATACTGATGCAAAGAAATCATCCGCAATATGATTTGGAACGAATGCAAATTCGTCCAAGAAGATAATATTGAATGCCATTCCTCGAACAGCAGATGCTGATGTAGAAGCAGCAAGAATCTTAGAACCATTTTCCAGTTCCATAGATCCTTTGTTCCAAGATACTATTCCTTGTTGCATCCATTTTGGAAGATTTTCGTAAGATAGTTGCAGCCTTTGTAATATTTCTCTTGATGTCGTTGCTTTGTTTGCAAGAATACCAACATTTACATTATCGTTAAAAACAATATAATGCAATAAGTAGGATACTACTGTTGTAGTTTTGCCCACTTGACGAGGCATCTTACAAATGTTAAATCGATTGTTGTGAAAGTTGGTGACTAATTTCTCCTGAAATGGCCACATATCAAAAGACATCAATCCTTCATCCACATTAACAATCTTGATATATTTTTTAGCAAAATATACCGGATCATTTTTGCACTCAATAAATTCTAGAACTTGGTCCTCAGTAAATTCTACAGCTACGTTGGCTTTTTTAAGTAGAGGATTTCCAAGATAAATTTGATCAGCCATAAATTAACTCAAAAACCTTTTGCTAAATTTGCAACAACTTCTTGTTGTTTCAGATATAATTTACAATAAGATTTTGCAAAATTTATTGCTTGTTCTCTATCTAACTTATCTATTAATCTAGATTGTTGTTCGTAAATAAGCATCTTACTAATATTTTCAAGTTCAATTTCTTCAGGATTCATAGTTCTACTTTTGAATAACTACAATTGGTTTTGATGGATCGGCCGGACTTGGATGCCATTGCATTATAATTGCTCCAGGATATAATTTTTCAATTTGAGCCTTTACTTCTTCTCTTGATGGTCTATTCATACTTGGGAAGAAAATCTGAAGATTCATCATTGGTCTACCTCTCCATGAGAAGAGTATAGTATAAACATTACCAGTGGATTGTATCCGTTGATAGTCTTCAGTAGTCAATTGTCCTGGTTGAATGACCGAATCCGCAAGAGGAAGTTGAACACCAGTAAGTTTTTTCCTAGCAATATCTGCACCTTGT